AGCCGACTGACTGGGTCCCGAGTGATGATGGTAAGAAGGCAGCAGAAGAGGGAAAGTATCTCAAGCGTATCGGAAAAGCCACTGGAGTATCAACCAGTAGTAATGGAGGAATACTCCTTACCTCCCTTGCCAATGCCGGGTACACCGACATGGGACCGGACATATCCCAATTCGAGGGGATGGTATGTCATGTGATACGAGTGGCATCACCAAAGAGGTCGGGATTGGTACGATCCGAGAAGAAGAAGTTTGAAGATCCAGGTATCCTTACCGTGGACGAGATCAAGTCCCTACCCGGGAAGAAGGGAAAGGGAGCTGGGAAGGCGGCTAAGGCTACGGAACCTGCAGACAAGTCCGGAAATTCCACCCGGGGCGATAATGACATTGAAGGTAAAGCAATAGTCTTAATCCTGGGCGAACTTGCCAAGAACCCTGACGGGGTAACCAGAGCCACACTACCAGCCGAAATCTTTAAACTCATGGCAGATGAAGATGCCAATGTTAGAAATGAGACTGTGCAGTTGGTTTACAATGATGAATTCCTCGGAGATGAGGATCGGCCCTGGAATTATGCAAATGGGGTTGTAACGCCTAAATAAAGGTGGGGTTGTAATGCCTAGATAACAGTAACCGGGGGCTGGGTTCAGGGATGGTAATGACCCCGAACCCAGCCCACAAACACAAAGGGGAAAGGAAAATGGAAGTTACCATCCTGGATGAGACAATTCCAGCAACATTAGGGGATAGTGGAGTACCACGCTCCGACACCCTACACCTATCAACAATAACAACCGACATAGGAGATCGGCTTTTCAATACCGGGTACGGAGACTCCCCCATACAAAAACCCCAGGCGGAATTCGGGTTTGTCTGGGAAGAACTCCTCTCAATGGCGTTTGCGGAAAGACACCGCGAAGAATGTATTTTCCGTCCTGGGGAGGTGATGTTGGATGGAATTACAGGTAGTCCGGATGGGATAAATATGGAGAAGTGGGAGTTGGAAGAATACAAAGCAACACGGAAATCTGCATCCAGGAGTGTTGAGGATTCATGGTATTGGATGACACAGATTAAAAGCTACATCCACATGATCAACCAGGGTAAGGGGGAGGATGAAGGTGGTAAGATGAATTCCTGCATACTCCGGGTATTGTACATCAATGGGGATTACAAACCCCCTACCCCGAAGTACGTGGTATATCGGTTGGTGTTTTCTCAATTGGAATTGAGGGAGAACTGGAACATGATACGGAATCATGCAGAGTCAAGGGGGTGGGTGAAATGAAGGAGGGGGAGTTTGGTTGGGAACTATCCCTACTAAAAAGAGTACTACGGGGTGGGTTGTGGGAACTGGCAGTAAAGGAAAAAGCCATTCTCGCTGGGGGAATGCTCACACGAATATTCACTAAAGAGGGGGGCGGAGATCTGGACTTCTTCTTTACCACAAAGGAGCATGCTGATAGTTTTGTCTTGGGGTTGGATGGCTACTATCCACAGCCAGCTACCAAAGATAGAGAATATGCCGCACTTTTCACCCAAGAAGGAAAATTGGATATACACGTTGTCTTTGACCCGGTTTTTCCCAATGGGGCAAAAAGTGTCATTGATGATTTTGACCTTTCAATTTGCATGGCGGCGTATGACTTCGGGAAGGAGGATGGGGATGGGTTTGTGTTTGGTGATACCTTCCTCCAAGATGTTCAAAATAGGGAATTCACAATCCTAAAACCACTACTTGCATTTCCAGTTCACCACCTTATTCGGATAACCAAGTACCTAAACCGAGGGTATAGGCTTTTAAACCCTGAAATACTGGATGAGTTTGAAAAAGAGGAGAAGATGCCACTATGAGTAATGTCACCATCAATGATGCCCTATCAAAACTAGGAGGAGTAGACGCCACCACAATAACCACCACCCCGAGAATGATTCTGGGGTTGGACGGATTAGAGAAAAGTGGAAAAACCCATTTCTCCCTTACCGCCCCGGACCCAATAGGATACATTTCCCTGGATGTTGGATTGGAGGGGGTGGTACACAAGTTCAAACACAAGAGGATACAGGTATTTGAATACGACGTCCCCCTGCCCACTCCAGATGATGCAGAACCAGTGGATTACCTGAAACTATGGGGAGAGGTGCGACGAACCTATACCTCACTCCTCATTACCAAGGAGGTACGGACGGTAATAGTGGACACTGGTACGGAATTGTGGGAGTTGAATAGGCTGGCCCGATTCGGAAAACTCAGCAACATAAAACCCCATCACTATGGACCAGTGAATGCGGAGTATAGACAATTGATAAAGTCGGCGTTCAATTCCGATAAAAACCTCATCATCATTCACCGGCTCAAAGACCAGTATATAAATGACAAGAGGACGGGGGAGTTAGAGCGAGCAGGGTTTAAGGATACTGGATTTCAGGTACAGTGTAATGTTTTGGTGTATTTTGATAAAGAAGAAGGGGAATTCAAATTAAAAGTTACAGATTCTCGACACAACCCAAACGTGCGGGAGTTGGAGCTATCCGGAAGTATGGTGGATTTTGGGGTTTTGAGTAGTATGGTGATGGGGTAGGGCTTGGGGTAGGGGTAGGGGTAGGTAGTATCCCAAGGGGGATGAAGGGGGTAAAGGGTATGAAAGAAATGGGTGGAGAAATAAATGTTGGACTGGGAATAGGCTGGCCCGTGACTCACTGGATGCCGGAGCCGGATTACCCGTAAGACCCCGTGATAGTGGAATGGAGGATATAGGTAAAATGGAAAAGGATGTGGTGAAAAAGGAATTACAATACACCAAGAGTCTGGTGGAGACACTAAGAACCAGGATAGTGAAATCCGAGCAGGAAGTGTTAAAATTGAAAATTCGGATTAGGAGACTGGAGACAAAGGTAAAGGAACTGGGAATCGATTCCCCATAACGAGTTGGTAGAATGGCTCACCGATATGTTATGGAGCAGGAATGAAGGAGAATAACAAGTGGAAACCATAGACGAAGACATGGTAATGAAGCAAATAAGAGAGGATTTAGAGCAAAACCCCAAAACACCACTTATTGAACGAGAGATATGTCGTAACAACCCGGATGCAAAATTCACCATAACCGATGAATTGAATCTTGGAGAAGATGAGGCAATTGTTTGTCTTGGGGTGGCTGGAGGGGAGGGTATCGGTCCCAAATTCACAACATGGAATACTATAAGGTTTGATACGAAAGGTCTTGACACAGCTACTCTTGAGGAACGGGTGGCTGGTATAATTAGTTTGATATTGGTGGAATCAGCAAAACATTTTAGATGGGTCAAAGAAGAGTCGGTGTGGAGTTAGGTTTACCTTTTTCACAAAAGGAGCATCCGTGTTCTTTTATAAAATCAAAGGCATCGGAGATGGAAAAACTCTTGCCGTCCCATTCAACAAAGGTTGTGCTTACCGATCTTCCTATTGCTTGGAGGTTCTGTCCAAGACATGTTTGATCATTGAAATAACAACACTTGGTTGGATCAACTTTGTTCTTCATTTTGATTCCTTTGGAGAAATTGATGTTAAGTAACTCGAATGCGGTTTGGTATGAAAGTGTGACCACAGGAAGAACAAACACGGCTATCGTCTCGGGTTATCTCTTTGTCACAGTTTGGGCATTTTTTAAGATACTTGGCCCCACATTGACAATAATTTTCTACGGATTTTATACTGATTCCAGAATTACAATCAGGGCAGTATTTATAATATTGTTGTTTCTCGGGAGGGAATAATGGATTGGACAATTTTAATTGAGTATATACGACCGATAGAAGAACCAAAGCAATGGTTGCCCATAGTGGTGTTGGTGTTTTTAGTGTTTGAACTAAAATATCTAATGTTCCTGTCGCCAAATAAACAAGAGTTGGTATTCCAATTACAGCGATCAGAGTTGTTAGAACTATACTATGAAGGGAGGATAAGAGAATATTTACTAACTTTTTTAGCAGTGGTTTTAGCTTGGTCACTTGTTTACTTCTTTAGTGGTCTAGCTGTAGTATAGGATTAAGTAGGACTATATAATGCAAGATTTGTACCCAAACTGAGAGGTGGAGGACAACCTTCCCCATAACCACCACATGAAGACGGATACGGAAAAAACTGTACCGCTTATGTGGTGGTTATGGAGCAGGAATAAAGGAGAAAACTGTATGATAAGAGAACATTGGGAGGAAAGATTCAGGAAAAGGTTGGAGCTGTCCAGGTCAAAGGAAGAGGATTATGGGAGTGAGGACATCCCCAACGCCAACTTCCATCGGGTAGCGGAGTTGTGCCGGATATTAAAAGTGGATATTACCAAACCCGAGGGGGTGACATTGTTCCACATCACACACAAGCTGGATCGGGTGTGTAACCTGCTTCTGGATGGGAGGATGCCGAATAATGAAAGTGTGGAAGACACCCTTGCCGATATGCAAAACTACATCGACATACTCCAGGACATACGGGAAGAACGGAATGCAGGTCCTGCGGTGAAGTTTTATGAAAATTACGCAAATTCCAGGGAGGAGGACATTCAGGAGAAGGAGAAGGGGGTAACCGATAATTACATTGGAGTGGGCATGACTTGTGAAGAATTTCCAGACGCCCACAAGGAGATGGAAGCAGACCCGGGTAGTGTTTACAAACACAAATACAACGAAAGACAGAATAGGCGCTCAAAGGAACGAGCAGAACAGGAGACGAAGATATTATGCCCAAAATAACAGAGATACAGGCGTACAAGACAACGAATGGGGAGTTGTTCTTGGATAGGGAATTGGCGGAACAGTGTCAGGAAGCGGTGGATAGGGCAACCAAGATTCATAATTGGGTAGAGGAGCATTGCTGCTACGATATGTCAAAACAGGATATATCCAACGCATTAATTGAGGATGGCGATGAACTTGGAATATGAGGCTGGGGGGGGGGGTTGGTAATGATAATGAACCGACAGGAAAAACTAATCCTTGGTACAAGCTACATCATAGAGGGGTTGAGGATACTCCAAGAGGCCACCACCGGGGATTATCAACATGAGGAGTCTATTGCACTTGTTCAAATACTTTCCCAAATGGAGATGGTGCAATTTAATTTAAAGAGGTGTTGGAATGAGTGGGAGGAATTTGTGAGGTGTGGGGGTAGAGGGAAGGAGATGGAAAATGACAAGTGAAGATGCAATTGTACACGCCTGTACCACAATGACAATGGTTTACAAATCAATAAGAGACTATTCATTCCCTACGGATGGGTTCTGCTGTGTTTGCCATAACAAAGAAGTATACAAAAATGACGGAAGAATACTCACTTATATACGACAGGCCGTGGTTCAGCGGCTAATCCGGGATGGGTATTCCATTTACCATGGGTTTGATCCTATAACAGGTGGAGAACACGAATGATACTACTCGATAACAGAGTTGGATCAAAGGAACTACTCCCATTTTTCCAGTCCCACACCCACACCCCCACCCAACTCACACGATTGAAGTTTGCCGATATTGCTTTTCTCGGGACAGGTGAAGGGGGAATTCCCACCCAAATTGGAATTGAAAGGAAGCGATTCGGCGATCTCCTATCATCGATATCCAGCGGAAGACTGTCATCCCACCAGCTTCCCGGATTGGTATCATCATACAATGTAGTATATCTCGTTGTTGAGGGTATCTGGAGGGTGAATGTGGACACGGGTATGGTGGAGAAGTGGTCTGGAAAGAAAAAGGGGTGGAGGGAATGGAGATTCGGGAATGAACGTTGGACTGGGAATAGGGTATATGGATACCTCAACACCCTGGAAATGAAAGCTGGAATCCACATCCACCACACCTCCACCCCAATGGAGACAGTACAGTGGACAAATCGATTATACAAGTGGTGGAGTAAAGGTTGGGATAAACACATATCCCACATTGGTACCGGATGCGGGAAAATCCCCTCCCCTTGTGGGGGTATGGTACAATTAAGTAAACCAACCCTCAAGAGGAGAATTGCCGGCGAATTACCAGGAATAGGGACAAAACTAAGCGGGGTGGTGGAAGGGTATTTTGATAGCGTAATGGAAATGGTGTTGGCGGGGGAGAAAGACTGGGTGAAAATCCCAGGTATTGGTAAAGGAATTGCAGAGAAGGTGGTTTCATCATTGAGGTAAGGGTGGTGGAAGTGGAAGTAGAAGTGGAAATGGTGGCCACACGAGAAGAGGCGAATGCGTGTAGGAGGTTTTGGGTTCATGTAACAGTAACCGCGTTACGAGAACTTGGGAGTGGGGATAGAAGAATACAGAGTGAGGCTGAAAAGTGGGTACTGGGTGATGGGTTCTCGTGGGTGTGTGAGCTATTCCATATCGATTCAGGTGATGCCAGAAGATACGTAAGGGAGGTTTATTGGAAAGTTGGGCTAAACACGAAGAATAAAGATGGGGATGGGGATAGGGATGGGGATAGGGATGGGGAGGTTTACACTCTAAAGGGGTGGATAGGGGGGGGGTACTATTATGAATCTCTTCATAGAAATATTTGGGGATGTTAAAGTAGGGGATCTCGAAGTGTTTAAACTCCACAACAATGGGGTGTCTACCAGGGAGTTGTCAAAACAATTTAGTATTTCCCGACAGAGACTTTCCAAGATTTATCAAAAGTTAGATAATAGAGTATTTATTTTTACCGTTATAGCAGGAAAAGAATGTGACAAACTTTGTAATAACAAAGAATAGGTGGTAATATGAAGTGTATTTCAAAAAACTGTAAACAAAAAGTACAAGAAGAATACCCGGACGAGAAGTTTTGGAATGGGTGTGTGCTGGTGGGAGAGGGTCCTGGAAAGGAAGAACACAGAACCAAAACCCCTTTTGTTGGTGACAGCGGCAAAGACCTCGACAACTACCTCCGGGTAATAGGTCAATCCCGACTCCATTTTTATACGACGAACATTTGTAAGTGTTTTGTCCAAGGGAATCCGGACCCTACCCCAAGCCAAATACTGGAGTGTACCACCACCCACCTCATACCGGAATTGGAGTATTTGCAGCCCAAAGTCATCGGTGCAATGGGGTTAATATCCGTGAGGTGGTTTTTGGGCCTCCCCCTAACCCCGAATGAAGAATTCCCAACCCCACTGAAAATGGAAGAGGTACACGGTATACCCTACCTCTCCCCTCGTGGACCCTGGATAGTGGTACCAATATATCATCCAGCCTCCGGGTTGCGCTTTCCGGATAGGATGTTAGATATAAGAAGGGATTTTCAACAACTTAAACTCCAAATAACGGGTGGGGATGGGAAGTTGGAACCAAGGACCAATATCAATGGGAGAAAATACAATCAACAATACAGTCATGGTAATGGTGGCAGCATTCCCAAACCCAAATCCCCAACCACCATCCCCGCAATCGATACCGAAACTGATGGTCTGCACGGAAAATTCTGGTGTATGTCATACTCCAACAGTGCCGGATTTGGTAGGGTACTCCTCAACCCCACCCCCCATACAGTCCCCAAAGCCATATTTCACAATGCAATATACGACATACCCGTACTGAAAAAGGTGGGTATGGAGGTAAGGGAGTGGGTGTGTACCATGACCATGGCATACCTTCTTCAACTTCCACAATCCCTAAAACTCCTATCTTATCGACTACTCAACATCCGTATGGAAGAGTACAAGGACGTGGTAGGGGATGTGGGAGAGGGAAAAGCCCTTGTGTATTTATGTGGGGCATTGAGTAAGACATGGCCCAACCCCGAACCAATCCTTACCTGGGATAAAGGAAAGCCCCATATTAAAAACCCACAAAATGTATCCAAAAAGATCACTCGTATGATCAATGATAAAGCAAAGGGGGAGCGGGGGGAACGAGCGCCCGTATCCCTTTACACTCGGTGGAATAATATAAAGCCTAATGAGGGAAGGGGGATGGTGGAGGCGGTACTGGGAGTAATGCCGGAAGGATACCTCGGGGACATACCACTGAAATCCGCAGTTCGATATGCCGGACTAGATGCAGACATCACACGTCAACTCTACCCAATACTGCAAGCCAAAATCGAAGAGGAGGAGTTGGAAGAGGCGTTGGATCGTGACATGCGAATGATGCCATTGGTATTGGACATGATGGAAGCGGGGATAAAAATAGAAGGGGGGTATATTACGGGTCTGAGTGTGAAATACCAATCCCGCATGAGGGAGATTGAGGCCGAAATCCACATCTCAATAGCGGGTATTTGGAAGGGGCATTTCAACCCGGGATCATCCCCACAAACCGGGGAATTGATGGTAAAACTCAGGCTATTACAGAAGAAGTATGGTAAACTTCCCAGCACTGAGGCGAAGTATTTGGAAGCGGTACGACACAAACACCCAGTCGTCGGGATGATCCTGGATTGGAGAGGGTATAAGAAACTGGATTCCACATATGTATCGGTGTTGCCAAAACTCGCAGACGAGAATGGTAGAATCCACACTACATTCAAAACGACACGCGCTGCTACTGGGAGGCTTGCATCCGAGAGCCCCAATCTTATGAATCAGCCGGTGAGAAGTGTCGAGGGGAAGGAATTACGGAATGGGTTTGTAGCTGGGGATGGGTGTATACTAGTGTCATTAGATTACTGTGTTGTAGGTGATACCCTTGTCAATACCAATAAGGGAATTGTCCAAATACAGGATATAGTTCCGGGTATGGGGGTGTTGTCATTACAAGAAGAGAATGACTTGGTGATGAACCCGGTAACCGCAACCGCTTGTGTTGGGGAGCTACCCGTATACCGTATGACTTTGGAAGATGGGTCGAGTGTGGAATGCACAGAGGAGCATTCCTGGGTAACGTACACCAGGGAAAAGAAAAAGCTAAAGGAATTATCCGTAGGGGATCGACTGGCCCACGTAAAAACCGGAACCAATAGTCAGAAAAAATACCCTACCTGGTACATAGGATCATACTTTAATTATGAAAAGAAGCACACCCTTGTTGCAGGGTTTCAATATGGTCCTTGCCCGGATGGATATTGTGTAGATCATAGAAATAGGGATATCACTAACTGGCATGCAGATAATTTAAGGTATATTACAGATGCTAAGAATTCTGCCCAGGGTGGAATACAATATTGGAGAGAGGTAAAAAAGGGTACTCGTACTGATACCAAACGGCTTGAGGCTTTGAGAGTTGGATTGAAGAATCGGAGGTCATACACCGGGAAGGACAATCCTAATTATGGCAAACACCCAAACTCAAGTATGGTGGTGTGTGGTTATTGCGGTACTGAATTCAGAAAAGCTAACTCAATTAGTAGTAAGGGGAATAATTACTGTAACCGAGATTGTTATTTCTCTCATAAAAGGGAAAGGGGTGGGGGTAATCACAGGATAACCAGTATCGAATACATAGGAGTGAAACCAGTATACCAGATCACTGTTGAGGATACCCACAACTATGTCCTATCCAACGGCCTCGTATCATGTAATTCGCAAATCGAGTTACGCATCCTAGCCCATGTCTCCGGTGATGAAAACATGATTAAGATATTCCGCAGCGGTGGGGATATCCACGCCTTAACAGCAGCATCTATGTTCCGGATACCATTATCCGAAGTGGATAAGGACAAACACAGACGACCTGCCAAGAGTGTGGCGTTTGGTATTGTGTACGGGATCACCGCACAAGGATTGTTCATGCAATTTGAGCTGGAGGGTGTAGAGGGGTGGACAATAAAATCCTGCCAAGACCTTATCGATGGGTGGTTGGACACATACCCAGGAGTACGAGGTTATACCAATACCCAACACGCCATGGCAAAACGGTATGGGAAAGTATGGGACCTATTTGGTCGAGTACGGTACATCCCAGAGGTGTTATCAAGTCGAGAGTGGGTTGTGGAAAGTGGACTACGAAAAGCGGGAAACACCCCAATACAATCCGGTGCACAGGGGGTAATAAAGGAGGGTATGGCGCAACTGGTACCGGAATGTGAGAAGTGGAGGAGGAAAGGGTATACGGTAAATCCCCTTATCCAAATCCATGATGATTTGATGTTTGAAATTGGCCAAGAGGAAGCAGTGGAGGTGATACCCAGAATCAAACATGTAATGGAAAATGCGGTAAAGTTGGATGTGGAGACACCAGTAGATTGTAAGGCGGGTAAGAGGTGGGGAAGTATGAAGGATGTGGATATTGGTGGTAAGGTGGAGACACTACTGAGAAAGATAATGGAAATGGGAGAGGAATAGGAGGAGGTAAAAGGTATATGAGAGGAAAAAGGGTAAAACAAATACGGAAAAGTGTATACGGGGACATGTCAATCAGGGATACCAAATACAGGTGGAAAGATGGGAAATGGAGTCAAAGGGGCCTTTATGGGATCGTGGTATGTATTGGGTTGAGGAAACAATACAAGGAGATGAAGAAATTGTACAAAAGAGGAGGAGGAGTGGGGATATGAATGAGATACTCATGGATGATGGGGATAATGATGAAGAAATGGTAAAAGTGGATTACGAGTATGAAGTCCACAGTACCTCACTAGCGGTATTACTCTTTTTCCCTGGTTTGGGCGAGGTATGGTTACCATACAGCCAGATCAAACTAGATGTGAAAAGGAAGACTGTGAAGATGCCAGAGTGGTTGGCGTTTGAGAATGAGTTGATATAGCACGAGGGGGAGTAAGGAGATGGAGCATTACCAGTGGGAATTACTTATGGAAAGAATCCTACAGACACAGATTGAAGTTGTTGAAAAATTAGGAGAGGTATAGGAACATGGAACCAAAACCGGAACCTAGATTATCAGTCGAACTCGTTCCCTCCTCCTCTTGGGGGGTGAATCTCCGATCCATACTAACCCCACCTCAATGGGATATCATACGGAGAAGAGCATATAAAAAGGCTGGGTATGTGTGTGAGGTGTGTGGCGGGGTGGGAAAGGATCACCCAGTAGAGTGTCATGAGGAGTGGGAATACAATGACACTACCCATACCCAAACCCTCATTGGGGTGAAGGCACTGTGTCCGGATTGTCATGGGGTGAAGCATTTAGGAATGTCAGCAACTATTGGAAAGGCGGAATACACGAGAAACCATCTCATAAGGGTGAATGGGTGGTGTGGATGTGAGGCTAATGCCTATATGAAAGAAATGTGGAATAAGTACGAGGAAAGAGGTAAGTACCAATGGGATGTCGTAATAGATTGGGTTTACACCAACACTAATGAAGAAAGTGTGGAGGAAAAAGAAATGGCAAAGGGAAAAGGGAAGAAGGTAAATGTATTTGACCTGGCACCGAAACTATCTGAACGATTCCAGGGGTTGATACTGGAGCGGAATCGATTAGCCAGCATTGAAAAGACCACCAAAGAGGAGAAGAAGACGGTCAATGTGGATCTTGTGGAGGCGTTCTCCCATATCGATGACAATACCTCTGTGGTATGGGATATGTTTGGGAATGTTAATATAACGGAGATTACCCGATCCACCATCAACAAGGATCTACTCAAAGAAGAACTCCTACGAGTGGGGCTCGGAGTGGACCAGATTGTGAGTATTGTGGAGAAGTCGTCGAAAGTATCCACATCCACATCGGTGAAGTTCACTCCGGCGAAAAAGTAAAAGGGAGGAAAGGCAGGATGGAAGACCGGATAATCTCACACAGATGACAGTGAACATTGGCGGGTAATGAAGGAGGGAACAATGAAAACCAGACACATGGGCAAGAAAATTTGTAGAATTTGTGGGGAATTATACACACCAAGAAGTGGCACCTCTGCCTACTGTGACACCTGCTGCTCCATTCATTACCACAAACATCGATGTAAAGGGTGTGGGAAAAGGTACTACTCCAGAATGGAGTCCCCTATTGGGTTGTGTAAGGATTGTACATTGGGTGGGGATGGAGAAGATATGTGTCCTTGTTGTGGAATATACCCAATAGCACGGGATAAGGGATTATCCAGACTATGCTGGACATGCTACACCACTGGGAATGATGGCGTCCCAGAGGAGTTTTGTAATGTAGGTATTGGAGAAGTCAATCCCAATGTAGGTGAATTGGGAGATTTTTGGGGATGGATATAGGAAGGGAGGAGGGAGACGTGGTATGGGTACAATAGGGGTTACAATCGAGAGTGAACAGTTCCAAGACATAGTTACTATCCTTGAAACAATTGAAAGGAACACAAGACGGAAGGGTATGGATGAGGCTGACATGGGTATAGGTATGGGTATGGGTATGATGGATATTAATGCTTTTAGGGGCCTGTTCTTCTCGGAGCTCGATTCCGAAACAGGTTGGGGGAGGAATGAACTGAAACGGGTATTTGATGAGTGTGTCAGAAACATTCAAGGTGGCGCTTAGTGAAACCAGGAGAGGTCCACATAAACCGGATAACAGCAGATGAGTATATCGACTACTGGTGTCCATATTGTGACGAAATACTCCCCTTCGGCCATCAAACATGGTATGAGGATGTATGGTGTACCAAGTGCGGGAGGATGTTTCCCTACGAGCACCAGTGGCCGAAGGGGTTTGACATTCACACAGGGGAATTAGAGGAGAAGGGGCATGAAGCCAAACAAGTTATACAAGTGGTAGACTAAATGCATTATCTGTGGGGGTGAATTTAAATAACCCGTTAGGTTGCTTACATGTGAAGTGCTTGTGTGTGGTAGGTGTAGAGAGGGTGAGTCCGTCCGAAACTTCATACAGAGTAAATTATGTACCCATTGTGAAGAATTTAAAGGAGGGTAGTATGGTAAACACATTTGAAGAAATAAAAGAAGAGCTTATGAAAGAGAGCCTGGATGATCTGCTGGAACAAGTTTTCTCCGGGAGCTACATCCCTGGCCCGACAGAGGATGCCATCCGGGCGAAGGTAGCGGAACTAGAATCAAAAGGAGATGAGAATGAAGTGGTGGAATCCCTTGAAGACAGGGTTGATGACTACTTTGAACGTTTTAAGGTATTTCACTTACCAGGAAAACCACTAGCCATGCACTTCGGAGCATTTAATCTTGTTATGGATTTGTGGGAGGAAGTTAAGAAATTGAGATTAGAGCCGGGTATATTACATGGTACAACCTGCTACAAAGTTAACCACTCCGGAACAGGGTATTTACATAAAGAAATGGACGACACTCCCTATGATGTTGATGGGTATATATATTGTGGACGATGTCATATGGCATTGGGACCACCAACCAAACCCTAACAAATAAATAAACCCGATAGGCGGGTTATTTTGACGTTATTATGGAGGTTCAATTATGCCAGATCTTCTAAAGATTGATTTTATAAACAACCTCCCCCAACCATTGGTAGTACGGTTGTTGGGTGAAAAAGAGCCGATGTGGGAACTCCATGACATCGAGGTAGAAACGGGCCTGTTGAGGATAAATGTGTGTGGTAAACTCCAAGTGATGCACATCAGCGATATCGGAGATTTTATAGACATGGACGGAGTAACCCATGATCCAGATTCTTTTTATTGTGAAACATAACTAGCAAATCCAGCCAATGCAAAAACCGAACGGCTGATTAAAACGTTAGGCAAACAAAAAGCCCGCCCCGAGCAAGGGCGGGCCATACAATATAGACCAATAAACAACCAAAGGGCCCTCCCGGTCAAGTTAACTAAGGGTGGGCACGTTGTATAATCGGTTATTCTACTCCATAGGCACTACTTATCCTCCTCTCCGGCAATAAACCCACTACCACCAAATCTAACAGCTTTAAAATACTTTAGCACTCGTCTGTGTCTCAACCAGGACAGTACCAAATTCCCTGTCTGTTCGTCAACCAGTGTAAGTGCATTATCCCATAACCTTCTGTCCTCCCTGAATTGCTCTTCTGGTGTGGCTACTACCGAGTAGCCAAAATCATGAATCACTCAGGCTGGTTTGATATTCAAAAACCACACTGTATCAGGAACAAGCCTGTCCCCGAAATTACCCGGACCTCAGCCACCACGATTGACTACCCTCCTCAATTCGTCAAGAGTGAGATTGTAAAATCCAGAAGGCGCACTTAGTTTGTACTTTCTTGCTATTTTAAAAGCCACTGCAAGTTTCATACCCATCTCCTCTTTGGTCCTAAATCTACATGTATCATCTTCTTCTTCTCATACCAATGCCAACCACCACTCCATGCATCCTCAAACGCATGATTCACATAGGGAAGAAGTCGAATATCACTAAGAGTGAAATCCACCGCATCTGATTCACCTATGGGGTGTTTGTACTTCTCCCTATCCCAACCCAGGAGATGACGACTGGAATCTTTACCCCCGACTGTATCACTCCGGTTGTGGGATTTACATCTACACCCGGACATGATTATTATTTTTACATGACCACCAAGAAAATCCCGGATTACCTGGAGTCGATGGATGACTCCGTAATTGATTTTGCCAAGTCCACAACATGGACAAGCAAACTCGGATAGCCAAAAGTTCTCTGTTATTTGTGTGTTACTCATTCTATTCCTTCCTCTGTACCATCCTTAACGTATCAACATTCACCTCTGCCACATGCACATCCCCATTGACATACACATTCGCCGCCTGGACATTGGTTTTTTGCAACGTCCCAGGTGGTGCCGGTGGTACTACATTGAAATAATGCGAGACCTCATTACTTTTTCCACTTTCCAAATCAGCGGTATCATACGCGGTAAGTACCCAGTACAAGGTAACATCCTCTGTTGGGGCGACGGTAATGGTCACAGCCTCAGCACCAGCAAGAACCCCCACTACAAAATTAGGGCTCGATTCCCCACCAGTGGTTTGTCCATCTGGGGTATCGCTTTGGTACAGTCGGTATCCGACAAGATCAGATTCCGTATTTGCATCCCACTCAAAACTGAGTTCCGCTGCCTGTGACACACTGTACCAAGCCAATGCCAGTAGCACTACAGTAATGATAAGTACCGGTATTACCTTACCCATGTTCTTCTTCATACCATTTCCCATTTTCATTTCCTCTCCTTTATGGCAACTTCACTGTTTCCTTTTTCAACTCCAATTCCAACTTATCCCATACCTTTTCCATTTCCCCCTCACTACTACCCCACAACATGGAAAAATGGGTATTCCAAGTCTCCAACACCTCCTTCTTTTTCTTCTTCCCATGCACCATTGGGAGAAGGATACCCCTTACCAACTCGTCGATTGTGTCAAGCGTGCGACGGCTTTGGGTAAGGTACTGTTTTTGAATTTGGGATTTCCCTTTGTGTAGTGGTACTTCCCTTTCATTTTGAAGAATTGCCACTCTAAGTCCCACCCCCAATTCCCCCTTTCAATTCAGATTATCCTGAATTACTTGTCATCTTCAATACACACCGTTCTTGATTGTTCTACTTTAAGAATATTACTTGCATTTGCTTCTCCCCACTGGGCGGTGATTGTCAAATCCTCATCACTGGTAGTGTCTATAGTAGGTAAACTTGAACTTCCAACATCATCTACATTACCAGCTATATGAAACAATGAATTAATCTGCATTGTTCCTGTTGCTCCAATACTTCTACAAGTAGTTGTTATTGTGAGCCGGAATTGCTCCGCTGAAATTCCAGTACTTACTGGTGTGGTAAAAGAGTGGATAGTAGAACCAGCATATTTAACTCTAATCGTTATGAATGCTGAAGGATTAGACCTTTGAGAAAATGTCCCAATTAGAACAGTTTCTTCACTTTTACCAACTTCAAGATAATTTGCTCCATGCTGAGCCGTTGCCAAGGCACCACTTTCTGTTGTCGTATTTTCTACAGTAGTTGTGCTTGTTCTAACGTCTTGCGACATTACTATTCCTCTTCGTTTTAAATATTGACTAAACTGCAAGGAATGACCCACATACTCCATGGTCCCTTCTTCGATTATTGTTAATGGAGATGCTTGTGTTGTAAATTTTAAAGGAGCTGTATTTGCCGAAACTGTCCCTGCTTTAAGATGTAACAGTGCTGTTGGAGTTATTCCTATACCTAAACGCTTATTAACATCATCCCAAAATAGTTCAGATATTTCCGTATTTACCCATTTAGCCCCATCCCAAAAAACCAGTTGTCCAGCCGCTGTTCCATCAGAAAGTGCCACCACATCCAACTTACCAGTAATCGGATTCAATTTAAGAGTCATTATATATTCCAACTAAGCCCATCGACCACGCCCTCAGTATTGACAGCACCAATTCTCGGTCCTTCAATTTGGGGAATGTCGGCATCGGTGTATTTCCAAATATACCAATCCGTATCAGTTTCATTTGCATCTATGTCGGTATTCTTACAAAGGTACTTGGGTCTGGTACTGGCATGTAGGTATGGTTTCATCCTTTTCCAATAAGAATCAGCAAGTAGTTTTTCAACATCTCCCATGGTGACGGTAAGATCCCCAGTGGAGAGTTCCAGTACGGGTTGTTCCATCCTTACCCAGGAGAGGGTATCCGTATCCCATACCCTGGCATTAACATTGACACTCCTGGTAGTGATGTCCAACCCCACCACCACGGCTACATCAGTGTCATTGTCCGTACCCTTTACTGTATCCGGAGTTCCGTTCCCAATACCACCCATTTCCCATTCACCTTTATTTCTACTTTTATGTTTTCAGGAGCAAGCCCCTCTTCCACACATTGGTCAATCGACTTCCCATTACACACTTCCCATACCACACGGCTCTGCCATAATCTGAACTCCCTAGTTGCGGCCAAACGACGGAATGCCAAATGTTTATTCCGACGTTGGCTCCTTTCATTACGAGATCCCCCTCTTGCTCCAGAGGGTAGGTGTATGATCCTAACCCCACTAGAAGTTTTATTCTGGTGCTGACCCCCTTTACCCCCGGATTGGAAAGTCTGAATCACAAGATCCTTCTTTGTAACGGAGAATAGTAATTCTCGTTCCCTTAGCATTGTCCTATACCGCTCTTTGAAAAAAGATATTCAATCCCCAGGTACGGTTGTTGGTATTGGCATAGGCAAAATCCAACACGAAGTCTTTAGGTACAAGGTAGGGTCGAGTCGGTAACCATATGTAATCCGCAAGTGCATTCATGGCTTCGGTATGGATAACCGTATCCCAATACACTGCCCCACCTGCATCCTTGTGGTTCTTGGTAATGGTATAGTCCTCCACAGCACCACCCACAGCGGACAAGTGCAAATCCACCTGGAACACTCGGATATCAACACCAATTGCAAGGGTGGGGGTGAGGGTTTCCGTACCAGCAAAAGTCTCCGCGACAAATTTCCCCTTGATGCTGATGTCATTTGTGTCTCGGGCATAGATTGTCCGCATACCATTATAATTGACACTTCCCAAAACCCGCATCACACTGGGGACGAGGATGACATTGGTGTCAAGTTCAATTTGGATGTTGTCCTCTCCCAACCACACACAAGGATCAGCATCCAACGTAACACTTGCAATTGCCCCACTTCCGGCCATACTCACACACTCAATCGGGTGTACTCGGTCATTAAATATCATCTCCTTCTCCTTCCTCTTTTACCTTTTATAGGCCTCTCTTAGGGTTGTGGTGGTTTTTTCCTTTTCCCCATATCGATCTTTCCCCTTACCACCTATAATCTCCCACGTGTCCTTTTCCTTTACAGTCTTGTATGCACGTTTTGTGCCAACAACGGGTAACCCTTTGATAACGGCGGCGGCTTCACCAACAGCGGCGGCTTTTCGTAACCAGAATTTCCTATTCCGAAGTTTATCCTTTTCCACTGAAAGAGGTCTTTTCAACTTCTTTTGTTTCTGCAACACTACCCCAAGCGCTTCCGCCCCTTCAAATGCAGGAATACTGCTACTCTTCCATCCATCTTTTGCAGCGGCAATGTGGCGTCCAAACACTGGTATGATATTCAACGCCTGGGTAGAAACCCCATCCCATATGTATTTGGGAATATCAGTAATCGTATCCGGAACTTCCTTTGTAATCGCAGCCCAAATTCCCAAAGCAGCTATGGCAAGCCCAGTAGTGCCCGCAACAGCATCCATATACCTCCCCTGTCTTACATCTGCCGGGATGTCATATGATGCTATATTATATATCTTATTCAACTGATTTGTAAACTGCAAAAACCAGTTAAGATATTCGCTTGTCGCATACAATCCTGGGATATCCTTTGGGGATGCGGCAGGCTGAGTCCGGAGCACAGCATTCAGCGCCTGTTTTTTTGCCTCATTTACAGACAGGTTATTCGCCAACCCCTTTTCATACACAGCCTTATACCCAATAGACACAACAAGTTTATCCATTAAGTATATCCCCTTCATACCACTTTTTCCTATCTTAGTCAAAATCCTATCATATGCTTCTCGGTTTGCCTGTTTCAACTCCTCCATTTCCCTTTCAATAGACCGGTGTTTGATCTGGGGTTCCATGTCATTAACTTCCTTAATCAACCTGTATGCACCCACACCAGTTGCAGCCTGTCCAGCAGTAGCAGTAAGGTGGACAACGCCAGCGTCTTTCAAAAACAGTGCGAGTGATGGTGCCTGTTTGGACACGGTGAGAAGGTTATAGGAGAGGTATGCCAAAACCGAATTCCGTCGGAGAAAGGAGGATGCACGTTCAACGGCATCAAATGACCGGAACACATACGGATTAGCAACTCGATCCACATATTTTCGGAATTGATTATGCCATTCACTATCAAATCGATCCAACAACTCGGTTCGGAATTTGCCCTTGTTGAGAACTTTATGCATTCGGGAAACGTGTTGGGCATTGTGGATGTAGTGTTCCTGCCGTGCCACCTGGGAAAGCCATGTACCATATGCCCCAAGACGTATAGGTTTTTGGTATTCCTTTTGAATATCCTTTCTCTTATGTGTTGATCCTCGTTCAGGATACCCACGTTTAAACTGTTTCCTCATAGTGAGTTCGTTGTGGATCTGGTCTTCAAGAGGTTTATACTCTACTTCTTCTCGATGTATTGGGGTGTATGACTCTTCCCATCCCATATCCTTATTAGTTTGATTGGCATAGGCTTCCCGATACCTGGAATAATTTTGAGCGTACTCATCAAGTATCCAATCCCCAAGTGCCTTTTCCTTTGGTGTAAGCCTATTCTCAATCTTAGCAGCGAGTGCATCGGATATGTCATTTCCCCAGTTCAGTGCAAACCTCTTCCTGGGATTCCTCATACCTACATACACATCAATCATGGCGTCGATTGTGAATTTGTGTTTTCCAACGGGGCGAGTCTTCATGAGATCCGACACGGTAATCCCCAACCTCTTCAACTCAGCCTTACCACTATCATACCGTATATCCTGTGCTTTCAGCTTCGCACTTTCAATCCCATTGGTGGTGTCATAAAAGAAGTTATGAACCGGACCTTGGAAATTCTTCCCACCATCGAACTTATCACATATTCGTGGAATACCCAAAGTGTACGCCCTGGATGCTTGATACAACTTCCCGGTCTTGCGTTTCGGCTGTTGGGAACCTTTCGGACCAGTAGGCTTTTTCCCCTTAACACCACGAATAGCATTATACATCCTCTCATCTACCTGGTTGAGTATCCGTGTTTCCTCTCTTTTTTTGAGCCGATACTTCAATTTCCCCAATTTAGTGAGTGCAGCTATTTGGGTAGCAATATTTTCCAAATGACCAACATCCATCTCGGATAGTGACTTCTCCCCCAACTCCTTTAACACTTTTGTCGGAATCGTCTCTACCTCTTTCGGATGAGATTCCAAATATTGCCTCGTCCTCTCCCGCCTGTCCAATGTCTTTTTGGTTCTAACCTTTGGATCAATCCCTTCCTGCAACACCTCTATCATTTCACGGTATGCCAAATCCACAGTACTGGATACAGATTTGGAGATCTTCTTTCCAAGTTCCCGCATGTGGTCAGCTTCCTTTTTCTTTTCCTTCATTTGTCGAAGCTGCTCTCTCATACGGGCGTGTTCAGCCCTCCTACCCTCTCGTTCAGCCTTCTTTGCTGCCATCTCCGTTTTTTTCAACCCATCCTTTAAGGCTACATCCTCTCGGACAACATCGCTGTATTTCACCTGCCCAGTCGTCTTTCTGATTTGGGTTTTGGGTGGAACCTTTTCCCATTTGAGAAGTTTCTCCACTTCTTTTTGGTATTCCTCAGCAAGTCTTTCCGTGGATTCGGGTCTTGGTTTATGTCCCGGTTCCTCCCCTACTGCACCTCGTTGGGATTTCAACACAGTCCGGGAGCTGGTATACACCTCACGGATAAATCCTTTTACCTTATCCCACACACCTCCCAATGTCCTCTTCATCTGGACCTGGAAATCTTTAAACTTCACATGGCCCTTTTGTATGATATCCTTCCCCACGGTAACAAGGTCTTGGATGAGGGGGGTGTTGCGGATGGTGTCATGAGTCCATTCCCCTTTTTCATCCTGCAGCGTCTTTTTTATTGTAGTTTTTATCCTACGTTTTGCCCGAGTCACCTCTTTGGATTTTTCCTTTTCCCGATACTCTTCAATTTTCTTCTGAGCTTCAACCACCAAAGTCTTTTTGGTAAGACGAGAAAATGGAATTGACATTGTGGACCCATGAGTGGCCTTGGGGTCGTTGAACATTACCAACGGGGAATCCTTCCCCTCCATGGTGCCAACAAATTTGAGTCCGGAGTTTTCCACCAGGGCTTTGGCCTTTGTGGTTTGTTCCGGGGTTGCGGCTATGAACTCTGGTGTGGGTGATTTCGGTTTCGGTTTTACTTCTTTCTTTCCCTTTCCCCCTCCCCCTTCACCTTTCCGAGGTACCTTTTCCCCAGGTACACCTTTGCCCCTGGTAGGGTGTTCTCCTTCAACCACTGGTCCAACGGGCCTTCCACCCGGTTTGGTTTTGGGTTTGGGCTCTCCAACTCGTTCAATTTCCTCCCCTCGCTTGATTGTCCTTTTTTCCTTTGCCTTATGGAGCTGTTCTTCGGCGACCTTTTCGGTATCACCTCTTCCATGACTTACCTTCCCCTTGTAATGTCGAACTTCACCATCCGGCATTACCACTTTAATCGGATTTTTATCAAGAAACGCATCAACTTCCTTTTCAATCCTGATTAC